GAACGTCGGTGCAGGCTGCGTCTCGTCGGTTGGTGCGTTGAAGATGCCGGTGAAAGAATAGCTGATCTTAGGGATCTCTTCAGTTTCCAAGGCCATGCTCCAGGTGCCACGGCAGCCGGTGACTTTGTGGCGCACGCCATCGGCGAAGAAGTAGAGCGTGACGCCCTTAAAGTTGGCGCTGACTGGGGAGTAGGTGACGCTGGTAGAGGCCACAATGGTTTCAGCAAACCCGCAGGCCTGCATCAATGCCGACCACTTGGGCGCTGTGCCTGCTGTGCCAGATCCGGCAATCTCAACATCGAAGGAGACGCTGACTAGGCGCTGGCCAACCACCATCTCAGTGTTGCCGAGATAGCCCAGGATCAGCTCGCGGTCCTTCAGCTCCAGCTGCAAAGGCTGCACCTCAAGGGCTGACACCAGCACGGCATCAGTTGCTGCGGGCGTAGGATCGGTCCCGTAGGTGCTTTCAATCTTTGCCAGCAGTAAGCGCTTACGACTCAGTGCCATTGGTGCTCTCGGGGATAGGCAGGTCTGCTGGCGTTTCTTCGATCAGTACCCATTGGTTGTTCTTTGCATCCAATAGGTATGAGCCACCTTCTGATGGGAGAGGGGGTAGTTCCGTCGCCACAATCGCCAGGTGTTAACGCCATTGACAGCCTAGGGAGGGCCTCTAGGTGGTCAGATCAGTGACGCTAGAGCGATAGCGGACGTTGTAGGTGCAGACGGTCCAGAGTGCGGGCTGATCGGCCTTCTCCATCTGCGGGTCAACTGTGCCGGGAAATATGTCCATCGCCAGGCCGCCAAGGGTGCGATCGGCCATGAGCTTGCTGTGCAGGCTGATGATGATCGGATCAGCCAGCTGATCGGGAATGGCGCCACGGGTGTAGACCGCGATCAGCACCGGCAGTTGCCAGTCGATCTTGCAGTTACTCACCAGCTTTTCAGATGCTGAATCAGTGCCTGGCTCAATCACTAAAGCTGGCGCTTCATTGCGGGCGAATGCTTCCACCCTGCTGCGATAGATGCGAGTGCCTACGTCGGCGGTGCCTTCAAGGGTCGTGGCGATGGCTGCCAGAATTTGCTCGCGTTTGCTGGTCATGGCTGCAACTGATAAACGCCGGCTAGGTGGTATTGATTCATCAGGCTTGTCAGTTCAACAGCGTGGGCCACATCCAACGGGATCTGAGACAGCAGCAGCCAAATAGCACCCTGCATTGCTGGCCGGTTTTCGCGGGATGCCATGGCGTCCTGGATCGTGCTCACAAATACCGCCATTGCAAAGGCTGAATCAGCGGTTTTTGGCTGAATGATTACTGCCGCGTAGATGTTGCTGGCCAGCAATGCACTATAAAACCCAACATAATCAGGCGGTGCCTTTGTGGCTGCCTCGCCAAAATATGCGGCGGCGGCGGCTTCTATCTCGGCTGTCGTTGCAGTCGCGGGCAGGATCGCTGGCGGTCGGTTGCGGTCCAGATCATCGGTAAAAATAATTTGCGTTGCAGTATAGCTGATCATGGCAAAGCGCTTATTTGCATTGCAATAAGTGTGCCCTTCGATGCGTTAGTGTTAGCGCTTACAACTGTTGGCGTGACTGCTGTAAGATCGGGCCAGGTTCCGAACGTTTGCGCCACGGTTCTCAGCACCAAGGAGTTAGTCGCAGTGCCAAGGGCATCAGCCAATGCTGGGCCGCCTAAGATGTTGCTCATGTGAGTTGCAAGCGCTGATGGTGCCAGCATTACTGGCGTACCGTTTGAGTTAATCGCCATCCAGTAAATCTGGCCGGCAACAATTGTGAATGCCGTTACTGATGCGTTTACGGTTGTGGCCGTTGCTCCTGATAAATTGCCAGTTGCGCCAAGCGGAAGGCCAGTAACTTTATTGTTGGAATCTGAGCCATATATGGCTAGCTGCACATTACTTCCCGCTGCCACCGTTGTTACCCTTGCGCCTAGGTTATCTACTGTTGCAGTCCGTCTAAAAATAAACGGATAAAGGGCAATCGTGCTAGCAGTTAGCGTGCTGCCAGCAACTGCGCCGCCGTCAAATGGGTTGACCCAATTGCCGACTGCGTAGACGGTGGATGTGGCGGCGGCGCCAGCTGGCCCCTGGGCGCCCGTTGCGCCTGTTGGGCCTGCCGGGCCCTGGGGTCCGGTCGGTCCAGTTGCTCCGGCAGCACCAGTCGGCCCAGCTGGGCCTGCTGGGCCTTGAGGGCCTTGCGCGCCTGCAGTACCCGCCGGGCCTGTGGCGCCCGCAGCGCCTGTTGGTCCTGTTGGTCCTGTTGGTCCTGCCGGGCCTGTTGGGCCAGGCGTCAACGCTATGCCATCAATCGCGGTATCCAGCGCCGTCAGCGTGTCCCGCAGCTGCTGCCCACTAAACGGTAGCGATGGGATTGTTGTCATGTTCCCGCCGTGATCATCGTGTTCGCGCTGATAATTGTGTTGGCCAAAATCAGGCCGATGCTGTCGGCAGCGGCTTCAATCCGCTCAAGCAGAATTGCGCAGAATGCCCCATCGCCTAACTTCAAAGGGCCTTCCCTCACGCGATAAGACAACCCTTCAACCGTCATGCTGTCGCCATAGGACACCGCGCCAAACTTCAACGACTCGGCCATCAACACATGGTGATTGTTGATGACCCGATCGTTAAGCACATACTCGCCAGGCATGTCGAGGATGCCGAGGCCTGTATTAGCCCCGGCCACCACTGGCCGACCAAAGTCAGCCAGGAAGATGCTGAGATCCTCGACGAATGCCATTAGCTGTACTTCTTCAGGCCAAAGCCAAAGCAAGTCACGCTGCTAGATGCGGCGCCCGTTTCAGCAGTGCAGCTCAAACGGATATAACGCTTAAGATCATTGCTGTTTAAGGTGATCACCTGCTTTGATGCAGCATTGGCAAGCGCAGTGAAGCCGCCGCCAGTTGCAGCGCCATATGTCGAGTTGTCGTCTGACTCTTCAATGCGGAAGGTCAGATCAGTGGAGGCGCCGGTAGCGGTGCCGGACAAAATGATTTGAACATCACCTTCAAACCCTTGAAGGTCCACGCCGGTCTGGTTGCCGGTGGCGGTGATTGTGGTTGTAGCTAACAGGGTGAAATGCTGGAGCTTGTCCAGCGATAGCTCATGAACAGCCATTGATTTGACGGGGGGTTGATTTACGGGAGCGAGGCTTTGTGGCCTCTGGGGGAGTGATCACCACGGGATCAGGATCTAGCGCCTGCTCAGCCCTGCCCATGGCCAGCAGTAGCCGGGCATCTGCAGGGGTCACCTCCACCACGTCACCGATCCGAACGGTTCGGCCACTGATTGAGGTCTGGTGCAGAATCCTGATCCACATGGTCATCAGAGGGTGTTGTTACCGCGGCAGAAGGCTTGAGGATGGCGCACCGCGTAATCAATGGCCTGGTGGGCCACGACGCGGATATTGCCCTCCTTGTCTTCGCTGTAGGGGTTGACCTGCAGATCGACGGCGCCAAATAGACCCAGGACAAGCTGGCTCCAAACACCGAAGAACACATCACCGGACTCGACCTGAGTGGAGCGAGTCACGCCGTAGCTGTTCACAGTGCCGCCAGGCTCAAGAACGAACTGAGCGGTGTTGGCTGCCTTCTCGGTGGTCTTAAATCCGCCGTAGATGGTGGCGTTGGTGACGTAACCCATGGTGCCAATGTCGGCATCGTCTGCCGCAACAAGCGTTTCCATCTCCACCAATTCGGCGTAGGTGGGCTGACCTGCGCTGAAGTCTTTGGTGTTGATGCCGGTGGTCAGCTTGAGGCCTTCAGGCTGAGAAGAAGATCCCAGTCCGTAAAGAGCAACTCGTGCTTGCTCTAGAGCCATCACGGTCACCAGGTCATTGCGAACAAACGATTCAACGTCGATCCAGCTTTGCAGCATCAACGAACGGGAGAATCGGGTCCAGGCGCTCATTTCCTTGAGCGTCATTGTGACCTGACCCACGCTGGGCTCGGTCTCGGCAACCGCGACGCCTTCGCCCTTCCAGTAAACCTGGCTGGCGCCGGTCTGCTTGGGGATACCCACAGGGCCGGTTAGTCCAGACAGGATGGTTACACCCAAGCCGGTCAGGAAGTTGCGCTTGCGCAGTAGCTCGATAAACGAACCGGGGCGGGCATCGGTAAAGATCAGGTCTCCAGCAGCGGAAGCCTGGCCAGCAGTCAGGGACCGGCTGAGCACATCGTTAGGAATCAAGATGCCCTTAGGGCTCATGCCCATTCGCTGCGCAGCGGCGTTGCTGGCCTCGCGCTCAAAGGCGGCCTCTTCTTGGAATGCCCGCTCGTTGGGGAACAGCTGGGCGCGCATCGCCTTCAGGAAACTGAAGGAGCGGGCTTCCTTGTCGGTTAGGCCGATGTCAGCAGATGCGCCGGCGATGGGTTGAGCGGGGGTGGCCTTGGGAGCAGCAGGCTGGCTGGCGCGCTTGCCGATGGCGGCGAGCACTTCCTTCATGGCCTCAGATTCAGTAGCGCCACGCTCGATCAGGCCTTGGGCCAGATCGTCAGCGGCGTGGGTGCGGCACAGGCCGGTGATGCTTGAGACGCGTGAACGCTCATCGGCCGCAGCCTGAGCCTTCACCGCCTCGATGTCGATGGTCGGTTCCATGGATTCGATCGGGGGTTGGGTTTGC